GGCTAATATAAGGGCCTATAGCTTAATCTGGTTAAAGCAATTGTCTTATATGCAATCGACTTTGGGTTCAAATCCCAATAGGCCTACAAAGGAGTAGAATATGAATAATGTTAGAGTGCCAGCTGAATGGCCAAGAAAAAAGAAGATCAAGTTCATTGCTTTGTGCTTTATAGCTATATCTATCTTTCTATTGTTTAATATATAGACCTGGAGTATAATACTAATATGATAGCTTATGATGTTCCCTATTCCGCCCTCTTTTATATTATATGGGCTAGTATACCAATAGAGCATAAAATTGGCTCTGAGGAACAACATCTAGCTCATATGGAGTATTTGAGAAGTTTATACGAAGATGAAAATGATGGTCTCTAATTTTCGGCTCACTTTTCGCCGCACTTTTTTTCACTAACAATGGAGTTTAATATGTTACCTAATGCTTATTTTTTAACATATCCTAGATCTGGTAAAAATTGGTTATCCTGGTATTTAGACCTAAATACTAATTTACATATAGATTTTGGACACTATGTAAAAATAGATAAAGATACCCCAGAGGAATTCTTTAAGTCTAGGATGTATGAGATTCAGGTTGCCGCCGAAAAAGACTACTCTAAAGTTTTTTCTATAGCCAGAGACCCAGTAGAGTGTTTAGCGTCAATGAATGTAATGGAAGACTTTTCTCAGATAGAGTTTAGAAGCAATCAATTTTTAGATCATTATTCTGAAATGCTAAAAAACAATGTTACCTTTTTTGACTTTAATGATGTTATTGGTAGTACAGAAAAAGTTGCTACATTCTTATGCAATAAATTAGGTGGATCGTTTTTGCTGGTTAATGATGATTTTGAGAGCTATTCTACTTGGCATGTTGAAACTCAAGACAAAAGAAAGACTGTCACATCAAAAAAAGATTCTAGATATCAAGACCACCTAGATTACATTAAGAGCCTTCCTTTGGAAAACCACTACAATCTATATGCTCAGGCTTTAGAGAAAAGCGTAACTCTATGAGCGTAGAGATATTTGACGATTATCTTAATGAAGAAGAATTTAATAAGATAAAAAGTATTTTTATAGACAACGAGAAATTTCCTTGGCACTATACTCCTGGAATTGCCTACCCTAATGAAGTAAAGAAAGTAGATAAATTTCAGTTCTTTAATTTAATGTATAGGAATGATATTGGGGTAAAATCAGATTGGTATGCTGACCTAATGCCGTTATTAAATAAAATTAATCCCAAAGAAATACTAAGAGTAAAAGCAAATCTTGGAACCAGGACTTCTACTCACATTGAAGGTGGAATGCACACTGACAGCAAAATGAAACACACTACGGCAATATTTTATTTAAATACCAATAATGGTTATACAAAGTTTGAAGATGGAGCAATTGTAGATAGCATCGCCAATAGACTTGTTGTGTTTGATTCTAGCTTTTTGCATTCTGGGTTCTCTCAAACAGACACCAATATACGTGTTGTGCTAAACTTAAACTACACTGAAAATAATTATTTTAAAAAAGGGGTTTTCCATGAATAAGATTTATGTAGACGAAAATATCTTTTATATAGAAGATTTTATTGATAAAGAATCAATTATTATACTTCAAAATGAAATAGAAAAACAATCATTAAAAGTTGAAGAGAATAGAGGTTTATACCACGACGTATTGTCTTTAAATACAGATCAAGCTAGACTAGTTTGGGATAAAATTACTATTAGCCTTAATGATCTTTTTACCAACAATGAAGAACACCTGCACAATTTTCACGAATCACCGATTTTTATAAAATATGTAAATAGAGAAGCTAAATCAACTGGCTGGGCAATGTATCCACATGCAGATGATAATATATATGAATCTCAAGACGACCCCAAAACTTTTTATTCACCTGTTCTTAAAGGAATTGTGATATACATTACCGATGATTATGAAGGTGGAGAAATTGTTTATATTAATAAAGGTATTAAAATTAAACCAAAATCTGGTTATTTAGTTTGCCATCCAGCATCAGAAGATTATACCCATGGAGTAAAAAGTTTTTCTGGTGGGCCAAGAGTAATTGTGTCCGCCTTCGTTAAAGGTAATCTTAGTTGCCACTGTCCATAAAATACAAAAACCCAATTAGAGGCGGATCCAATTGGGTTCTTGTTGCACTTACGTGCTATTAATATAAGGAGCCTAAGCTCTACTTAGTATTAATTCTTTTTATTATATTTTTAATTTTTTGCCAGATACTTACACGATGTTCTTTTTCCCATTTTATCACTTCTTCAATCGGATGTTTTCTTCCGTGGTCCCATGGAAAGTATGGTCCATACATTCTTTTTGTGTGATATCTAGGCATGTACCTATTATACTACTATTCAGTTATTAATATATCGTTTTGTTCAAGCTTGTCATAAATTTCTGACATGTAGTAAGTCATAGATGGTCTTGATTGAGTTGTTTTTTCTTCAACTTCTTCTTCGCTCATTCCGCCCATAAGTGCCATTCTTGTATTTACTGCTTCATAAACAGACATCATTAGCTCTACCACAGATTCTTTATCTTTATTCATTCTTTTCATCTTCCGCTCTAAATGCTGGGGAAGGTCCCAGCAAAAATCCATCTTCATGATATTTTACCATTTTTTCAATCTCATTGCTAGCCCCTGTATTTTTAGCAATTAAGCATAATACGTCATATATTCTATGCAGCATTATATAATTAACCATTGGCAGGTTGTCTTCTAAGTTATTACTCGGCTTGTCCATCTTTTATTTTCATGTCTTCAAGTAATTCATCAATAGTGGTTAGTCCTCTAGACTTAGCTTCTTCAACATATTCTTTTACTACAATAAGAGCTCTTTCTGCAAGAAGCAATCCAGGCATATGCATGCAAGGTATATTTCTTGCAACCTTGGCTCTTAGATCTTGATCAAATTCATTGTTTAGTGGCATTTTCTATACCCGCCTTCATTTTTGAATAAATAGCACTACCAATATAGTTTTTATACTGACAGGAAATACAATATACAAATATTTTTTCTTCTTCGTCTTGGTTTGAAAAGAGAAAGCCTTGGTCTAATGGGCAAACCATCTCTGACACAAGGCCTTCTCTTGACAGAGCTAGATATTTAGACACTAATTGTATCTTAATATTAACTCCTTTCTAACTTTTAGATGGAAACTTATTTAACCACTCTTTTGTCTTGGCGGTTAAACCTTTCCATGACGACCAATCTTGACCGCCATTGGTCATGTAATACGTTATCTCTGCGTTGATTGCTGGATCAAATAACGAGTAGTTACTGTCCAGTTTGAATTTTTCTTTACGATCATCACCTAGGTTTCCCAACATGTTGATCTGAAAAATTCCGTAGGAACTGTCTCCAGTTTTCCTGTTGCCGTTATAAGCCATTGGGCGTCCATTAGACTCCTTTTTAGCTACAGCCCACGCCATTTTAAGGGCGCTACCCTCAAAGCCTACGGCTTCGAGGAGTTGAACCAATTCCGTATCTGTTAAAGATTCAGATGGTTTCCACACAGTATTACTGAATTGCTTCAGCTTTTCCTTGTTAAGTTGTGCTTCGGTTTTTACATCTGGTTTTACAACCAGAGCAGATGCTGGTTGCATTATTTCTGGTTGACCAGTAAATAAAAACAATACAGCTACTGATATTGCAACATAGTGATGTAAAACATCGCTAAGTTTTTCTTTTATATTCTCCATAGGCATTTCCTCCAATAGAGATAACGAACTCTAAGAATACCATTAAACTTTACAATATGTCAACCTAAAAATATACTTATATTTATTCTAGTTAACTAATAATAGTGCTTTTTTAAAAAATATTTTTTACCCTTCCCTTCTATAAAGAAGTTTGGTAAAATAAGACTCTTACTAAATTTTATGTGCCAATTGGGCGGAAAAGAGACAAAATGACAAAAATAAAAAACTTTAATCAATCCTCGGACTATTTTGAGGAGAAGCCAATGTCACTAATTGAACTTAATGAAAATAGCGCTTTAATAGATAACCCCTATGAAAATTTTATAGCTATGTCTAGATATGCAAAATGGGTGCCAGATGAAAATAGAAGAGAGACATGGAAAGAAACTGTAGATAGGTATTTTTCTTTTATGCTTGGCCACCTAGAAGAAAATTTTAACTACACTCCAGACGAAATACTTTTATCAAATCTTAAGGATGCCGTATACAAGAGAAATGTAATGCCATCAATGAGAGCTGTCATGACTTCTGGTCCCGCCCTTCAAAGAGATAACGTTGCTGGGTACAACTGTTCTTATTTGCCAGTAGATCATCCTAGGGCATTTGATGAAACTATGTATATCTTAATGTGTGGGTCTGGAGTAGGATTTTCTGTTGAATATAAGTACATCAACAAACTTCCTTCTATTCCAAACACTCTAGAAAAAGTATCAGATGTAATAGTTGTAGAAGACTCCAAGTCTGGTTGGGCAACAGCATACAGGCTTCTACTAAAAAATCTTTGGGACGGAAAAATCCCATCTTTTGATGTAACTAAAGTTAGACCAGCAGGAGCAAGACTTAAAACTATGGGAGGAAGATCTTCTGGACCACAGCCACTAGTAAACCTTTTTGATTTTACAATTTCAAAATTTAAAGCAGCAGCAGGAAGACAGTTAAAACCAATTGAATGCCACGACATTATGTGTAAAATTGGTGAAGTTGTTGTAGTTGGAGGAGTTAGAAGATCAGCAATGATTTCTCTTTCAAATATTAATGATATAGAAATGGCTTCTGCAAAATCTGGTAACTGGTGGGAAACAAATCCTCAACGTGCTCTTTCAAATAACTCTGTAGCTTATTCTAGAAAGCCAGATATGGAACAGTTTATTGCAGAGTGGAAATCTCTTTATGATTCAAAGTCAGGAGAGCGTGGTATATACAATGTTGCTGCAGCGCAAAAGCAAGCGGCACTATACGGAAGAGACCCAGATATTCATTATGGAACAAACCCATGCTCTGAAATTATTCTTAGACCAAATCAGTTTTGCAATTTATCTGAAGTTGTATTAAGAGAAGATGATAATGAAGAGTCTGTATCAAGAAAAGTAGAGCTAGCCTCAATCCTTGGTACATGGCAATCAACCCTTACTAATTTTAAGTACATTAGAGACGTTTGGAAAAAAAATACAGAAGAAGAAAGACTTTTAGGTGTGTCTTTAACTGGACAATTTGGAAATGCAATTTTTTCAGGAAAATCTAGATGTGCAAATGAATTTGTTTGCGGAAAAGGCTGTGCTGATCTTTGTAGCAATCAAGATCATATAAAAGAAGATAACTATACAAGGCTTGAGCATATGCTTCAAAGATTAAGAACTCGTGCAAGAGAAGCAAACATTCAAGAAGCGGGAGCAATTGGAATCAATCCATCTGCTTCAGTAACATGCGTTAAGCCTTCTGGAACAGTTTCTCAGCTAACTGGAGTTTCATCTGGAATGCATCCATGGCACTCTGAGTACTATATAAGAACTGTGCGTGGATCTAAAAATGATCCAATTTCAATATTTCTTAAAGAAGTTGGAATACCAGTTGAAGATGATGTCATGAAGCCAACAGAGACAGATGTTTTTTCTTTTCCAGTAAAAGCACCAACTCATGCAACATTTAGAAAAGACCTTACTGCGATTGAACACCTAGAGCTATGGCTAATTTATCAGAGAGCCTGGTGTGAGCATAAGCCTTCAATTACAGTTTCTGTAAATGATAGCGAGTGGATGGAAGTTGGAGCCTGGGTCTATAAACACTTTGACGAGCTTTCAGGTATATCTTTCTTGCCGTATTCAGATCACTCTTATAAACAAGCTCCATATCAAGAAGTTTCAAAAGCAGAGTACGATGATCTAGTTGAAAGAATGCCTAAGTCTATTCGTTGGGAAGATCTGTCATTCTACGAGACAGAAGATGGAACTTCAACTAATGCAACGCTTGCTTGTAGTTCTGATGGCAATTGCGAATTGGTAGATATTAGCGCATAGTGGTACAATTATATAATTGGGCAAAAGCTCAAAATTCCTAGGCAACCCGCCTAGAAATAAGGAGGATCAAAAATGGCAAAAGCTAAAGAAGATCTTAATGGAGATGGAAAGGTTACAATGCAAGAAAAGATTCTAGCAGCACTAGCAAGTTATGGACGTCATTTTCTAGGAGCGGCAATTGCTCTATATATGACTGGCAACACTAGCCCAAGAGACCTACTACTGGGCGGATTCGCTGCCACAGCACCCGTAATTTTGAAAGCACTTAATCCAAACGAACCATCGTTCGGTTTCACAAACAAGTAAAAACAGTCAATTAGAAATACTCCTGTGCTAAAATTAGTACAGGAGTATTCCTATTTAGGAGACTATGGCAAATGGCAGGACAAAAGAATTTCGAAGTAGATCAAAATGCAACATTTAGCTTTGTAGTAGAATATAAAGACGAAAATGATAATGCGATTGATCTAACTGGCGCATCTGCAAAAATGCAGGTACGTGACGTAAAAGGTGGAACTAAGTTAGCAGTAACTTTAACATCTCCAAGTGGCGGCATTGTAATAAATGGTTCCCTTGGTAAATTAACTGTAACCCTTACACCAACACAAACAAACAAACTCTTTTATCCAAAGTCAGTATATGACATTATGGTTGTAGATACTAATGCGAATAAAATAAAGCTCCTTGAAGGGTTTATAACCCTAAATAGATCGGTAACTATATAATGGTAGAGTCCGTAATTGTTAAAGAACAAATAAACAAAGTCATAATTTCTTCACCTGGTCCACAAGGACCAAGAGGAAGAACTATTCTGAATGGGTCTGGAGACCCGTCAGCAAATTTAGGACTTACTGGTGATTTTTATTTTGACACGGTATCTGCCGCTTTCCATGGACCAAAAGTTTCTGACTCAACATGGTCAGGATCAAATAAAATATTTTTAACAAATAACACACTGGCCTATTCTTGGGAACTTGCTCAAGTTATTGGACCAGCGTTAGGAGTATATTCTGTTGTCATTAGTCACGGACTTGGCTACCAGCCAAATGTTACCGTAAAGTCTAGTGCAGGAGATATTTTGGAAACTGGAATAGACTACAATAGTACTAATCAATTAACACTGACTATGGCTCAACCATTTTCAGGGACAGCATACCTGTCATAAGGAGATAGCAAATGGCAAGAAAATTTTTAGTTAGCGTTGATCTCAACAAGAATGAGTTGCTCAATGCTAGAATACAAAACTTAGGCGCAGCGCCTTCAAACCCAGTATCTGGTCAGATATACTACAATACTGGCACAAACGTTCTTTATTTCTACAACGGTACAGAGTGGACACCAGCATCTGGATCCACCGAAGTAATTCAAGACCTTATTGGTTCTTCCGTAATAGCTGGAACAGCATTAACATCAACATATGATGATGCTGCAGGCACAACAACATTAAAACTTAATGACACAGCAGTAACAGCTGGTTCTTATGGATCAACAACAGCAATTCCTACATTTACAGTTGACGCTCAAGGTCGTTTGACTGCAGCAGGAACAGTAAACGTAGCAACTAATCTTTCAGTTGCTGGAGATACTGGAACAGATACAGTTAACCTTCTTACAGATACACTAACAGTTGCTGGTGGAGAAGGTATTGATGTAGCAGTAACAAATAATACAATTACGGTATCTGCAGAAGATGCAACTTACACAAATAAGGGTGTAGCTTCATTTAACTCAACAGACTTTACAGTTACAGCAGGAGCAGTATCTCTTAATAAAGATCCAGTAATTACACTTTCAGGAGATGTAACTGGTTCTGCAACAATGACCAATTTGGGTGATGTTACAATATCAACCACAATTGAGCCAAACTCAGTTGCTCTTGGAACTGATACAACTGGAAGCTATGTTTCAACAATTGCAGGAACAGCTGGAGAAATTACAGTATCAGGCTCTGGATCAGAATCCGCAGCAGTAACTATTGGATTGCCAGACGATGTAACAGTTACTGGTAACTTAAGCATTGGCGGAAACCTTGATGTTCAGGGATCTATTAACTCTATAAGCACAACAGAAGTTAATATTGTTGACAATAAGGTAGTTCTTAATACCAACGTAACTGGAGCCCCATCAGCAGATGCTGGCCTTAAGGTAAACCGTGGAACCTCTGCAGACGTAGAGCTTCTATGGAATGAAACGGCAGACCAGTGGACATTAACAAATGATGGCACAAATTATCATGAGATAACAAGAAAATATAAAACAACACTTAATACATCAGCAACATCTTATACAGTAACTCATAATTTGGGTACAAAAGATATAGTGACTGCTATTTATGAAGTTGCTTCACCATATGCACAAATAGAGGCAGATGTTGAGCATACATCAGATTCAGTTGTAACTATCAAATTTGCAGTTGCACCAGCATCTGGAGAATATAGAGTAGTTGTAATAGGATAAGGATTTCAAATGGCCAAAAAGTTTAAGTCATTATTAAATCTCCTTACACTTGCAGAAGATCCGTTGAGCGGATCTACAGGAGATGTTTATTTTAATGTAACAAGTAAAAACATTAAGATTTACAACGGTGCAGTGTGGGTTGACTTAACTCCTGGCTCTTCTGATCCCGCTCCATTTTATATGCACACTCACTCTTATGATGGAAATGTACATACAGTTAACTTGCAAGAAACAATAAACTTTTCTGAAGATATTAACAATAATACAGGCGTTGTAGAAACACTTCCTGCTATAATTGGTCTAGACGGTGGCACTCCAACATCATCGTATGCAAATGCAAGTTACACAGAATTAACACTGTTGGACGGAGGACAAATTGGCAACTAGCTACCCAACATCAAAAGATAACCTTACAAATCCTGCCGCAACCGAATCAATGGAAGGCCATGCAACGCTGCATGGTAACGTCAATGATGCAATTGAGGCAATTGAAAACAAACTTGGTGTAAATGGATCTACAGATGTAAACTCAATAGACTACAAGGTTTCTCAGCTAGAAACAAGCTTGGCTACCCTTGATGCAGAAAACGCCTCAGAACTTTTGGGGCTAGATGGAAACAACGATTTAACTCTAGACGGAATAGAAAACAAAACAGCTATAGACTCATTTTCAAAGACAGTATACAAGACAGCTAGATACTCACTGCAGATTCACAAATCTGTTGGAAATCTAACATCGACATCAACTATACTTTTGTTAAATGATGGAACTGATGTTTACATATCAGAATCAGACATGGTATCAAACACAGATCAATCAATTGCTACTGTTACTTTTGAAGAAAATAGCGGTATAATAAGTCTATGTGTAACTCCTGTTTCAGGATCAATAAAAGTAAGATATTTTAGAACAGCACTAAAAGCATAAAAAAAAGCAGTAAAAGGGAGTCATATCAATGGCAACAGTAAACAAAAACTTTAGAATTAAAAATGGTCTGATCGTTGAGGGTGGCACAGCTACCGTTAACGGTTTTGGTGTATTAACCAAGGCCCAGGCAGATCAAGACTATATTGTTGGTATTATTGGTGGTACAGCAACTTCAGCCAATACAGCAAATACAGTAGTAAAACGCGATGCCAATGGCAACTTTGCTGCAGGAACAATTACTGCTACATTTGTTGGTAATCTTACTGGTGATGTAACAGGTACAGTTTCAAGTCTTTCAAATCATGACACTGCAGACCTTGCTGAAAATGCAGCAAACAAATACTTTACAGATGCTCGTGCACTTTCAGCAACAGCCGCAGCATACGATGCAGCAGGCTCAGCAGCAGCAGCACAGTCAGCAGCAATTACTGCAGCAGCAACAGATGCTACAACTAAGGTAGCAGCAGAAGCAGCACTTAGAGTATCAGGCGACGCAGCTTCAGTATCAACTGCAGCATCAGATGCCACAACTAAGGCTAACGCAGCACAAGCAGCCGCTATCTCAGCAGCAGCAACAGATGCTACAACTAAGGCTAACGCAGCACAGTCAGCAGCAACTACAGCAGCAGCAACAGATGCTACAACTAAGGCTAACGCAGCTCAAGCAGCAGCAGAAGCAACTGCAGCAGCAGACGCAACAACTAAGGCTAACGCAGCTCAGGCAGCAGCTATCTCAGCAGCAGCAACAGATGCTACAACTAAGGCCAACGCAGCTCAAGCAGCAGCTATATCAGCAGCCGCAACAGCAGCTGGTACAGCAATTGCAACAGCAGTAGATGGTCTTGTTGATGGAGCGCCAGCACTTCTTAATACATTAAATGAATTGGCAGCAGCAATAAATGATGATGCTAATTACACAACAACTATTACAACAGCTTTGGGAACAAAAGCCCCACTTGCCTCACCAGCACTAACTGGTGTACCAACAGCACCTACTGCAGCAGCAAATACTGATACAACTCAGATTGCAACTACAGCATTTGCTAAGGCTGAAGCAGACGCAGCTCAAGCAGCAGCAGAAGCAACCGCAGCATCAGACGCAACAACTAAGGCTAACGCAGCTCAGGCAGCAGCAGAAGCAACCGCAGCAGCA